GATAGTCAAAATAGTGTATCACCAAATGGTGTGACAAACTCTGGTATAAGAATAGGTGTTTATGGTAGAGTTGGTGACAACAACTATATTGCTCAGTTGAGAGATGGATCAGAGGGTGTTGGTAAGGTTCTTACTTGTATAACTGCTGATGGTATTGCAACTTGGCAAACACCAACTGGTGGTGGAGGTGGAGGAACTTTCTCTGGTGGAACAGTCTCAAATGCTACTACATTCCAATCAGATGTAACATTCCAAGCAAATGTTCTTGATGAGAATGGAACAAGTGTTGACTTCACAAACATTTTGAATATGACCAACTTGGCACTAATGTATAATACATAAAAAATAAAATAAAATAAAATATGGCTACAACTTTGAACTTTACAAGTGCTCCTTTTACAAGAGTGACTCAGTTCTCACCAGCAGATACAACTGTTGCAAAAGATATATTACCAGCAAATGCTACAAAAGACAGAAGGGTTTATGGTATCACAGTATGGACTGATGAGTCTGCTGCAAAAGATGTTGCACTTCACATTTCAGATGGAACAACTACTTGGGAACTAACAACTGTTGCTATTCCTTTGAATGCTGGTAACACAAATGCTATTGTTCCAGTAGATATGTTTGCTTCAACACAGGTATCACCATTCATCAAAAATAGAGATGCTTCTGGGGCACCATACTTACACATACCAGCAACTTGGTCTTTGAAACTTGCTTACAATGCAACAATGACTGCTGCTAAAACAGCAAACTTTGTAATAATAGGAGAGATTTACTAATGAGAAGGGGATTAGAACAGGGATATGCTAATGGTGCCTTATCAGGTGTGATGAGTGGGCTTGGTAGTGGGTTACAATCATCTAATGTGATGACCAATAGATTGAACTCATTGAATCCTTCATCTATTACAGAACCAAAACTAAAACCTGTTTTCTATATCAATGGTGATAATGTGGCGCTTACTGGTGGATCTGTTCAGATTGCATATAATCTAATCAATGATACACCTGGTCAATACTTTCCTAAGATAGAGAATATATTTGACCAAACAGCAGGTGGAACATACAGACCACCATTGGTTGTAAATGGTTTGAATGGTAAAAACTTTATCAACTTTGCTGATACATCAAACAGATACTTATCATCATCAACTGCAATAGGAACATATATGTATGCTTCAACAACACCAGCAGTGAGTGCAACTGGAATGACTTATATGTTTGTGATAAAAAGAAAACAAGGTGGAACATATACAATACTTGATGGTAGAGATAGTTCAACATTACCAACAACTGGTGATTTGTTACTGGAAGTAGATGCCTCAGGTAGAATAGTATTCACATATTGTGGTGGAAACTCTGGAACAGTTTCAACTATGACAGGAACTGCTGGTGTGAATCTACTAAATGATTGGTCAATACTTACTATAAAATGTCAGTTGAGAACAGATGGTGGTGGTATACCAAGTGATACAGATACACCACTTGGTAGTCCAAAAACAACAAGATTTTTGAAACCTATTGATAATAGAACTGGTAATATATCATCTGCTATTGATATATTTGTTGATGGTGTAGAACAACCAAAGACAATCTCAGGAACATTTCTACAAGCAGATTGGTATAATGACCTTTCTTATAGAATGTTAGATAGAGACATTTGGATTGGAAATAAAGGTTCTGTATTTGCAACAGGTGGAACACAAATAGCATCAGCACTTATGATACCTGCTTACATAAGCAAAGCATACCAACAAAGATTAGAAAACTATTTCAGATGGTATTACTCATTACCATTCTAAAAAAAGAAAATGAATATGTATATACTGAAACCAGAATATGAAGGAACTATTATGGAAATCATCAGAGATGAAATGAAAATAGTTTTTGATACAACATTAGAACCAAGTTCAACATACCCACATTTCTATGATATGGGTTTCACTTGGTGTTTTGACAAAATATAATGAAATGAAATGAGTGTAGTCCTAAGAAATGATGACCATAAATACTTCCTTGATTGGAACAAAGTAACAAATGAACTCCAACTTACAGAGTGGGACTATGTTCATGTTGGTAATAAGTCTGTTCTACAACTCTCTGCTACCTATTCTGTTGGAATGGGTATATCTGGTTCACCAATATATGGATCTTGGTATGATACTACAAACCAAACAACAACTGCTAATACACCAACACCAATGTATTGTAATAGTGGTTCTGGTAATGGAATAACAAAAGTATATGACTCTAACTTTGAGGTTGATTATGCAGGAACTTACAACATTCAGTTCTCAGTTCAGTTAGACCAAACATCAGGTGCTGGTCATCATATCTTTATATGGTTTAGAAAGAATGGTGTTGATATACCTTATTCTGCATCAGAGGTTGCTATACAAGGAACATTAGCAGAAAGTATTCCTTCTTGGAACTTTATTGTTGATATGGAACCTGGTGATTATATAAACATAATGTATTCTGTAACTAATACAAATGTTTATTTGAAAGCAGTTGCTCCAAACTCTATTCCAGGCATACCTTCTGTTATCATAACAATGTGGAAACTATAAAAACAATCCACCCATAAAATATATTTTATGAAAAGAATATAGAGAATGGCAGAAAACATAAACATAAAGGTTCTCATAGATGCTGCTGAGAGTGCTAAAACCATTCAGGAGACAAAGAAAGCACTTAGAGATCTAAGATCAGCAGCATTACAAGTTGAGGAGGGATCACAAGCATTCAATGACATAACAACAGCAGCAGGTCAGTTACAAGACAAGATTGGTGACTTAGCAGCAACTACAAAATACCTTGGTGATGATTTGAAAAACCTAAAAGGATTCACATCAATAGCACAGGGTATAGCAGGTGGTTTTGCTATTGCTCAGGGAGCAGCACAACTATTTGGAGTTGAGAATGGTAAGGTTGAGGAAAGTATAATGAAACTTCAAACTGCTATGTCTTTATTGCAAGGTGTTCAAGCAGTTGGTGAGGTTCTACAAAAAGAAAGTGCTGCTACTTTATTCATACAGAATGGTTTGAGAAAGGCTGCTATTGCTTTGGCTGGGGAACAAGCAGTTGCCAATGCAGCAGTAGCAGTTTCAACAGGAACAGCAACTTTGGCTCAGAGAGCACTAAATGCTGCTATGAATGCTAACCCAATACTTGCTTTGGTTGGACTCTTAGCAACTGCTGCTACTGCTTTATTTTTATTTTCAAAAGATACTGAAAAGGCAACAAAAGCAGAGGAGGAAGCAAAGAAAGCATCAGAGGAAAGAACAAAAGCACTTGAAGCAGAGTCTGCTGCTTATGAGAGTTTTATTGGTAAGGAAGCAGCAGGTTATCAAACACTTGCAGCACAACTTTCAGCAACAAATCCTAAATCACAAGAAAGACTTGACCTGATAAAACAGATCAATGATACTTATGGAACTACATTGAAAAATATGTCAGATGAAAATGAGTTTCAAAAACAAATAACAGCATCTATATCAGAATACATTTCATTCTTGAAACAAAAGTATGCCCTTCAATCTCAACAAAAAGCAATAGAAACTGCTCTTGGAAAACAAGCAACTCTTGAAAAACAGATTCTGGACTTAGAAATACAAAGAGGTGTTGCTCAAACTCAGTTGAATGCCAAAAAACTTGGTGTTTATAGAGACATCAACATTGAACAAACACCTGAGTGGAAACAAGTTCAAGCAACACAAAAACTTATTGATGAGAAAAAAAATCAAATCAAAGCAGAGGAAGGTGTTGTAAGTAGTGCTATACAAAACTCTGTAAAACTATCACAACAGATAAAAGCATCTGGATTGAGGACATCTACTGAGAGAGTTGAGAATGAGAAAAAGACAAATGATAAAGTCATAAAAGAACACAAAGACTTTGTTGCTGACTACTCAAAACTTGATGAAACAATAGTAAATAATACTGAGGATATACAAGCACAGATTGTTGAGGGTTGGACCAACACATATGAGAAACAACTACTTGAACTAAAAAGTTCAATGGAGTCTCAAAAACAGACTATCATTGATGAATACAACTCTGCATTAGATGTTGTGGATAACAACTTTCAAAGTTATGCTGAATCAAATAAGATAAATCTTGTAAATCTTGATACAAATCAAATAAAAGAACAATATGACAGGTTTGTAGCAACACAAGTTGGTTTGAGCCAAAAACTACAAATACTTGAAGCACAAAAGACTGCAAGACTTGACCAGATAAACAGAACATACCTTCAAGATCAGGAAAGACTATTCAAAGAACAATCTGAAAGAATAAAGGAAATCATTTTAGAATCTACAAACATTGTTCTCTCCACATCAGAATATGGAAGGTATATCAACTATGTTGAGATTAGAACAAAGCAGTTGAAAGCAAATGTTCTTGCTGCTAACAAAGAGACTTATGATAAGATTGAAAAAGAGTATTCAAAGAACTTTGACAACTTTGAGAAGTATCAAAAACTAACAAAAGAACTGGCAAAAAGTGTTGGTTCAGAAGCATATGAATCTGAAAAGGGATACTATGAGTTGAGGTCTCAGGATATAGCAAAGTTGAGTGTTGAACAAACCTATCTATATGACCAAAACATTACTGATAGTAAAGAGTTTATACAAACACTTGGACTTCAAAATAGTCAGTTACTGAGTATTGGATCAACATTGAATGCTGTTTCTACATCAACAAATAAGGTTCTTTCTATCTGGACTATAATGGCATCCAGAAAAGATGATGTGAATCAACTTACAGAGACTTTCATAAATCAGGGTAGACAAGTAACAGGTGCAGACCTTACATTACTTGACTATCTTGGAACATTAGAGAGAGTTGGTATGATTACAGGTAAGGAGAATCAAAGTATTTTGAACTTTGGAAAAGCATTGGATAAAGTAAAAGATAGTGTTGATGTGACAAATACTGCTTGGGGATCATCAGTAAAAGTGACAGACCAGGTCAGTAAGAATGTAGGTGAGTTGATTTATCAAGTTCTTGATCTTGGTAGAGCAATAAATAGTGGTGAAACAGGTCAGAACAAGTTTCTATCTGCTATCTATTTGGACAAACTAAACATACTGAAAGATGCTGAAAAGAACATATCTGCTGAAATAGTAACTTCTAACCAAAAGAACCTTGACCAAAATCAAAAGTTTATTGATAGTCAAAAGAGACTAATAACAGCATATGAGGAAACACTAAAAGATAAAAGCCTAAGTCCTATTGATTCTGAAAAATACAAAGTAGAACTTGAAAAGGCACAAGGGGATCTAAAAAAGTTTGAGGAGAACCAAACTAAGTTTATTGAAAAACAAAAGACTCAAAAATCATTTGCTATAAAACCAACTGGTCCAGACCAGATTGGACTTGAACAACTTATCAAGGACTATCCAGAGTTGAATGATAAGATTGTAAAGTTGTTGGAGGACAGATACAAAGCAATGACTAAGATTGAGAATGACTTTTATGAGGAACAGAAGTATGAACTATTTATGTCTTTACAAAAAGGAAACATTACAAAAGAGAAATATGATAAAGATTCTGAGACACTTGAAATAAACCACCAAGAGAATCTACTTTCTATTGATGTTTCTTATGGTAAGAAAGGTCAGGATGCTTTGGCAGCAAATGAAAAGAAAAAAGGTGAAATAATAAAAGCAGAACAGGATAAAGTAAAAGCAAGTAAACAGGATTTTATACAAGAAATGTTGAATCTTGAATCACAACTATCTGCTGGTATTATGGATCTTGTGAATGCTGATTATGAAAGAAGGATTGAAAATCTACAAAGAGAGTATGATATAAGAATAGGTGCTGTTGCAGCAGAAGCAAGGGCATATGAACTATCACTACAAGATAGAACTGCTGCTGAAATACAAGTAGAACAGAAAAAACAAGCATTCAAGGATGAAATGAATCAGTTGGACATTGAAAGACAGAACAAAGAGAGACAACTGAGAATGGAGCAGTTCAATAAACAAAAAGCAGCAGATATAATCCAAGCAGGTATAAATGGTGCTCTTGCTTTTACAAAAGCACTTGCTCTTACAGGTCCATATGCTCTTGCCATTCAGGGTCTTATAGCAACACAAGTAGCAGCACAGATTGGATTCATAGCAGCACAACAACCAGCATTTGCTGATGGTGGTCTTGTTACAGGTCCAGGTGGTCCAAAGGATGACAAAATCTCTGCCAGACTATCAAATGGTGAAAGTGTAATCAATGCCAAATCAACAAAAATGTATGCTCCTGTTTTATCTGCTATAAATCAAGCAGGTGGTGGTAAAGCAATACCATTTGCCAAAGGTGGTCTTGTTACAAACACATCTACTACAATGACTATTGGTGAGAAAGCAATGGTTGTAGATACATCAAGACTTGAACAAGCAATCAATAGGTTGAATGAAAGACCTGTTGAGACTTATGTAAAAGAAAGTAGAATCACAGCAGCACAATCTCAATCTCAGAAAGAGAAAAAGAGAACAAGTTTCTAAAATCTACAAAAAAATAAAAAAATATACTTTGTGATATGGAGAAAAGAATACCTACTTACAGGATTGTAGTAAATCCTGATGATGAAAAGACAGGAGTCTATGCAGTGTCATTGGTTGATGAACCTGCTATTGAAGTTGACTGGATCAAGTTGTCAAAAGAGATACAGGACTTTGAGTTCTCTGTGAATAAGGACAAACAAATGTTGTTTGGACCTTTGCTTATTCCTAACAAACTTATTTTCAGGAGAGATGAAAAAGGTAATGAATACAACATAGTGTTTGATGAGGACACTATTCAAATCATTGCTGATAAATACAATGAGAACAAACTTGGTGATGTTTTCAACTTTCAACATTCTGATAGAAAAGTCCAAGCAGTCTTACTTCAAAACTGGATTACAGGTGAAGTTGATAAGTCAAAGGAGTATGGATTTGAACTACCAAAAGGAACTTGGTTTGGTGGTGTAAAAGTAAAGGATGAGGAGTTCTGGATGAGTGAAGTAAAGACAGAGAAAGTAAAAGGATTCTCTGTTGAAATCATGGCAGGAACTGAACTTATAGAAATGACTGCTGAGGCAGATAAAAATAAAAATGAACAACTTATGGAATATAAGACAAGAGATGGTCTTACATTGACTTGGGAAGGTGATGCTGCTGTTGGAAAAGAAGTATTCTTGGTATTAGAGGATGGAACTAAGGTTTCTGCTGATAATGGAGAATATGAGTTAGAAGATGGAACAAAACTGGTTGTAAGTGAAGGTAAGGTTGCAGAGATCAAACCAGTTGAAGTTGAAGCAGGAAATGATGAGGAAATGGCAGAACCTGTTGCTACTGAAACACCTTCTCAACCAACTGTTGATGTTATGGAGATTGTAAAGCCTATTTTTGAGGAAATGAGAACTATCATAGCAGAGTTGAGTTCAAGAATAGACAAACTTGAAAATGTTGAACCAACAACTGAGGAGGAATCCACATTATCAAAAGTTAGAGAGTTAGAGGATAAAGTTGAAGTTCTTTCTAAAATGGCAGGAGCACCTTCTATCACTAAAACTAAAACTGATAGTGAAATCAAAAGAGAAAACTCTGAGAAACACATTCTTGCAAGAGTTGAGTTCTTGAAAAATCTACAAAAATAGATGATTTTATACTTTGTGTATAAAAATAAAAAAAATAAAAATAAAATATGAATACAAATAGTTTCAAACTAAGTTTCACTGACAACACTGTGTTCTATGGTAAGGATGCTGAGGGATTCTATGCAAAAGCATTATTGACTGGTAAGTCAAAAGAGGAGTTCAAGTTGATACCAAATGTGAAATCAAAAATCAAGTTAGGGCAGTTGAACATTGGAAACATCTTACAAGATGCTGATTGTTCATTCTCATCTACTGGTGAAGGAACATTGGATCAAAAATCTTTTGAGGTTTGTCCAATCAAAATCAACTTAGAGTATTGCCAAAGAACTTTTGAAGTTGATTACTTATCTCAGTTATTGAGACCAGGATCAAACAATGTAGAAGTAATGCCAGCATCTGTTGAGTCATTCCTTTTAGAACAAGCAGCATTGAAAGTATCTGCTGACACAGAACAAATAGTATGGAAAGGTGATTCAGCAACTGCTTCTTATCCACTTTCTTTATGTGATGGTTTACAAAAACAGTTCAAAGCAGATGGTAATGTTATTGACATTACAGCAACTGCTTCTATCACTACTGCAAATGTTATTGCTGAGTTGACAAAAGTATATAATGCTATTCCAGAGCAAATCATTGCTGAGGATGATATGAGAATCTTCTTATCTCCAACTGCTCACAGAGCATACAGACAAGCATTGGCATCTGCTTCATCTGAGGCATATTACATGCAAAACTATGGAGAGTTACACTTCTTAGATGTGAAACTTTCAGTAGCACCAGGTTTGACAGCAAACTATATGGTAGCAGCAAGAAAATCTAACTTACTTTTATTGACTGACTTGATGTCTGACTTTGAGGATGTTCAAATCTTACCACAGAAAAATGTAACTGGTGTTCCAGTTGTAAGAATGATTGGTGAGTTCAAGTTTGGTGTTGGATACATCTATGGTTCAGAAGTAGTTTTCTACTGGAACTAAAAACTAAAACAGATATGGGGTTCTCAATGAACCCCTTTATCATAAAAATAAAAAATACAAAATATGGCAATATGTAATGCATTATCTGCTGGTTTATCAAAGAGTTGTGAAACTAATGCAGGAGGTATAAACAAGATCTATATTACTGATTTTGAAAATGTGACTTCATATACTATTGGTGCTGCTACTGCTCCTCAAACAGGAGACTGGATAGATGCTCTAACATTGAATGGTTCAACAAAGTTCTATGAGTTCCAAACTAACAAAAATGTTTGTAACTTCACTGAATCTGTTGCTATTGATTTGAACAATGGAACTACTTTTTTCAATCAAGTTGTAAGTCTTGTTTTATCAAGGAGAGAAACAACAAAAAGAACTGCTATTGAGAAGTTGGTAGATGGTCAAAAACAACTTTTGATTATTGTTCTTGATTCTAATGGTAACTACTGGTTATTTGGAAAACAAGAAGGTTCATATGTAACTGCTATTGAAGGTGGTTCTGGAACAGCAAAAGCAGATGCTAATGGTTATACTATTACTTTCACAGCAATGGAACCAGATCAAGCATGGGGTGTAGACCCAACTATTATTTCTGCTATTATAGCATAGTAATCTTTCTACTCAAATATACAAAAAAAGACCCACCACCATCTTAGGTGAGTGGGTTTTTTTCTAAAAAATAAAATATGAAATATGGCAATATGTAATGCACTCACAACTGGACTTTCTAAGTCTTGTGATACAAATGCAGGTGGTGTCAATAAGATATACATTGCTGATTATGTATCAGTGTCACCAACTATAAGTGGTGGAGAGATTACAGCACTTTCTCCTGACCTAAATCAGGGAATCTATGTTATATCCACAACAGCAACTGTAAATACAACAATAGCAGGACCACTTAGAGTAATAGACAATGTTACCCTACTTGGAAACTTCACTTCTATACTCACTCCTGGTAAGCAGTTTAGATTCACTTACAATACTACTACTGGTGGTGGTGGGTGGACAGGACCTGTTTTGAGTTCTACCTACAACTCAGGCACAAATGTAACTACTATAACACCAGACTTTGCAGGATTTACACCAGGTGTAGGACCTGCTGCTTCACCAGCACCAAACAACACAGCAAACCAATCTATAACAACTTGGTTGTTCTTTGAAATACAAACTAATAAGAATGTGTGTAACTTTACAGAAGCAGTTCAGGTTGATATGAATAATGGAACTACTTTTTTCAATCAGGTTGTGAATCTTGTTCTTTCAAGGAGAGAAAATACAAAGAGACAGTTTATTGAGAAACTTGTTGATGGTCAAAAACAACTACTTATTGTAGTTCTTGACTCAAATGGTAAATACTGGTTATTTGGTCTTTATGAAGGTTCTTATATAACTGCTATTGAGGGTGGATCAGGAACAGCAAAAGCAGATCAAGCAGGTTATTCTGTAACTTTCACATCAATGGAACCAGAACAAGCATATGAAATCACAGCAAATGCAATAGCACCTTACTTATGGATGTAAATGTATATGTAAATAAAAAAAACCACCCTTAGAGGTGGTTTTTTCTTTATGCAAACATTTTCATTCTCTCATTATATTCATTTGTGTTAGAATCAAGTTTCATATGGATATGATTTGGGTTGTATTTTCCATACTTTCTAAAACCAAATGATCTGAAAAATGATGTCTGGTCTTTGATGTCCATTTTTCTCATATTATCACCCATACCAACACTACCAATACATTCAAGAACTAAATCTGATTTCATACCTGTCTCAATCACTGCATTGGTGAAAAATGCAACAACAAGAGCCAATAAGATTTTACCATTACCTTTTTGGTTTGATATAACCCTTGAAATGTCTATGTTGTTGTTGTGTGATGTAAAGTGAATATGAGAACCATCTGATAGTGTGATAGAACATTTCTCACTTCTATATGCTGTCATCTTACCATTACCACAATCAACCAATGTTGTGATGTCATCTGTTTCAGCACATACTGAAAAATCTGATGTAAAAAGAGATTGTTTCATATGGTTATATACATCATTGTTCTCATAAACCTTGATGTTGCTTTTCTCAATAAAGTTTGCTATTTTTGCTTCTAATGTTTTCATATCTGTTTATCTTTTTTATCTATAATAACTATATTATCAAAGGTAGTAAAAGTTTTCTAATCTACAAAGGTTTTTCTACAATCTTTTTCAACCACTGAACCTCTTTTTGTATGTGTCTATTGACATAACCAAGTAGGTCACAAGTTTCATCCTCCATATTATACAACCAGATAAAACTCTCAACCATCTGTGGTAGTGTTTCACCTTTCATCTCAATAAGGTATAACTCATCTTTTGTAATCTGGATATCCTTTGATAACTCCAATGCTTGTTCTGTGTAATCTCTTTTCATATCTCTGTTTGTTTGTCTAACAAATATAAGGATTTTTTCTAAATAAACAAAACATATCAAAAATATATTTTCAGTATGATAATACTAAAACCAGGACTGAACAATAGTGTATTCACACTGACTGAGAAGTATGACTTCTATACTCCTTCTGTGTCTGCTTACCCAGACCTCTATTTCTTTTTCAAAATAAAGAATCAACTTACACAGGATGAGTTGTGTTTCACAAAGAATGGTAATCAAGACATAAGTCTTTCACCACAGAGATACAATGAGTTCATCATTTCAGTAACAACTTCAAACACCTTTGATCCACACATTGGTGAGATAGGACTTACAGGGTCCAATGAGGACTACCTATCACAATGGAGTTATGAGGTCTGGGGTTGTCCTGGTCCAATGCCTTTATCTGGAACAGTTTCACTTCCAATAGGTGGAACATATACACCTGCGCTCTTAGAGGAGGGTAGAATGTTATTCAAAAAATAAAAAGATATATGAAGATTTTAGGTTTGGAGTTTGGAAAGCAAAAAGTGACTACTGTGATTGATTCACAACCAAAGAAGGTTGTTGATAAAGGTAGTTATATAGATACTTTCTCATTGTCAGCAGTTACTGACTTACCAATAATCAAAGAGAACAGAGTATATGAGTGGGTTGACTATGGAGAGGATAACCTATACCCAGAATACTTGAAGGATATGTATAATACAAGTCCAACACACAATGCTATTGTAAAGACAAAGGCACAAATGGTGGTTGGTGAAGGTTATACAATAGATGAAACTTTCCTTGATGAAAGACAAAAGATAGATGCTCTGAAAATCATTGATGACATTGAAAGAGACAAGTATGATCTATCACTTGACTTTCAGTTATATGGTGCTATGGCATTTGAGGTAATCTGGTCTCTTGACTTTTCAAAAGTTGTTGAGGTGAATAGGATTGATGTTTCAAAGTTGAGAAGTGGTAAGTTTGATGATGGTGATGTAGAGGAATGGTTCTACAAAAGAGATTGGTCAGACAGGAGAGAGGAGGAAGTGTGTATTGAGGTCCTTGATAGAGGTGATAAAGAGAATCACAGACAAATCTTTTATGTGTC